GAAGGTGGAGCAATAGCTGGAGCTAAGGCTGGTGCTGGTACGAAAACATACTACACAAATGAAGCACTAGGAGTTGCTGCAACTAATAACACATCAGTATCAGCAGGAGCACAAGTTGGTGCAACTATTGGAGGTGGTTATCAAGTGCCAGATTGGAATAAAGATAGTAAGCCAATTACAATAGGAGGGTCAGTAAACTTAGCACTTATTGTAGGTGTAAAGACTGAAGGAACTATTACAGTTGACGTAGATCCAGCGTATGATGCAATTGTAGAAACAAACAATAAAGCAATTGAGGCAGCAGCAGAATTACTTAAAACTAAAGAAGCTCAAAGATTAAAGAGAGAAGCTGAAGAAGCTCAAAGAAAGCTAGATCAGGCAGCAGCAGAACTAAAAAGACAATCAGATGCAGCACAACCAATCGTTAAACCAATCCAAGATGCTGGCAATACAATAGGTAAAGTAACCAAAAAAATTAAATTTTGGTAATAGAATAACAAGAGGATAAATAATGAGTTTAAAACATCTACAAGAAAAAATTGGATCAACTCCCGACGGATCGTTCGGCCCAGGAACAATGAAAGCAGCTATGACTTTCTACAAATTAACTCCAGTACGTGCTGCGCACTTCTTTGCACAGACAGCCCACGAAACGGGGGAGTTTAAACTATTTGTTGAAAATCTAAATTACTCAGCAAAAGGATTGCAAGGTACGTTTGGTAAATATTTTCCAGGAACATTGGAAGAGTCGTATGCTCGTCAACCAGAAAAGATTGCAAGTAGAGTTTATGCATCTAGAATGGGTAATGGTGATGAAGCTTCTAAAGATGGTTGGAAATATCGAGGTAGAGGAGCATTACAATTAACTGGTAAGTCTAATTATGAAGCATTTGCTAAATATTTAGGTAAACCTGAAATAATGAGTGACCCAGACCTTGTTGCAACTACATATGCATTTGAGTCAGCAATGTTCTTCTTTGAACGAAACAATCTTTGGTCTATTTGTGATAGAGGTGTTGATAATACAACTATTACATCGTTAACAAAACGAATCAATGGCGGTACTAATGGATTAGCTCACCGAACATCATTAACTACAAAATTTTATAACTACGTAAAATGATGAAAACAACCGCAACTGTATTTATACTAGGATTAACGACAACCATGACATTTATTGGTACTTATTTTTATAATCTAACAATGGACTATGCTGATCAATATCTAGCACTTATTGCTGTTGTATTGTTTGATGGCGTCTTTGGAATAATTGCCGGCGCTAAGCGCGAAGGGTTTCAAACATGCAAAGCCCTTAAGGTGTTACGCACTGCAGTAACATGGATTACATTATTAACGGTGTTGCTACTTGTTGAAAAAGGGTTTAATGGAACTAATTGGTTAAGTGAAACAATATTGGTTCCATTCATAATATTTCAGCTATTAAGTGCATTAAAAAATGCATCAATGGCAGGATTTATTAAGGTTGAATTATTGAACCGCATTCTAGATGCATTTGATAATCATAAAGGTATTCGAAAATAAAAAATTATCTGATAGTAAATAGCTTTGAAATAACAAAATAAGTTATTATAATAAGTAAATGAACTATAAATATATTATTCTTGCATTTTTGTTGATCATGATAGGCCAAGCAGTTGTTTGGATACAATTACAAGGACCTATCTTGTGGCAATGGGCAAAAGACTATAAATTTCTACTAATGCTATTAGGCGTACCTATAACATGGGTATTTATGGAAGCAACATCATATGCCGTCCTAGGATTTAATGGCGAATTTTGGCCGGCCAGATTTATATCATTCACCGCTAGTATTTTAATATTCACAGCAATGACATACATGTTCAAAGGAGAAGGTATCAATACAAAAACAGCTATATCATTGATATTGTCAGTTACATTGATATTAGTACAGCTCTTTTGGAAGTCTTGATATTTATATTAAACGAATTGGTATAGATAATAAAACTTTTATTAAATGTTGACTGATGATACAAGAATACGAAACACATAACACATTGAATCCTAAGCTATGGAATGGTGATAAACTGCATGATAAATTAAAAGATGGATTTGTCAAAATTGCAGAAGCATTCTATGATTTTTTAGATATCAAAGTTGATATACTAGATGTACTTATTATTGGTAGTAGTGCAAATTATAATTGGACTGAACATAGCGATATTGATTTGCATGTTTTGATTAATTATTTAGAAGTCGGAGACAATTTGCATCTAGTAAAAAATTATATGCATGCAAAGAAAAGCATATGGAATGTAAATTATCCATTAAAATATAAAGGCATGCACATTGAATTATATGCTCAAGACTCCAATGAAGAACTTCATTCGTCAGTAGGAATATATTCATTGCTTCATAATAAATGGATACACCAACCATCAGCTGACAAAGTTTCTATAGATGACACTGCAATTAAATCTAAAGCAGAGCCATATGAGTATGAAATTGATTCTTTGCTAGAAGAAGATCCAAATGCAGAACAAAAAATACAAAACATAAAACAAAGACTACGTCATTTGCGACAAACAGGTCTAGATGCAATTGGAGAATATTCAATTGAAAATATGGCGTTTAAATATCTTCGTAATCAAGGCTATTTAGAACGTTTAAACAGACTAGAACAACAGATATCTAGAGGACGTCTTTCAATAGAACATGTTGTAAATGAATTAAAAACCGGCAATCATGACGAAGTTATTGAGTCATTGCGATTGCATGTTACTAACAAGAAAATGTTGGATGAAAATGGATGGGACTCAGTTATATCCAACACTAATGCAGTAATAGATCCTATGGGGCAATGGAATCACCCCGGTCGTTGCACAATGATACCTACTAGAAATGGAGAAATCACAATGCGCGATGTTCCACATAAAGTATTGGGTATTGATGATACCGGCCACATGTTGATGATGCACCCAGAACATGATTATCGTTTCCCAGGACGCAATGTGTTTGAAATACCACATACAGCTCAGTATCAAACAATGATAATGCAATTACAGAATTTAATGAATCAAGATAGTATAGATGCAAAGTAAAGGATTAGGCGACGACATCAAAAAGATTACCTCAGCAACGGGGTTAGATCAGATAGCACAAAAGATAGCACAACTCTTGAATGAAGATTGTGGATGTGATGACAGACAAACATGGCTCAATGATAAAACAAAGAATTGGCCTATTTATAAAAAAAGGAATTTAGATGGCAATAATAAGTAAGACAGGTATAACAGACGGTAATTCTATAGAAGCAGAACACATTACTAGAATAATAGATGCGTTAGATGGTACGGTTCCATCCTTCGTTACTATGCATCAAGCAAATGTTAACTACTTATATATAAGTAGTAGTGCGTACCAGATCAGCCAAAACAACGCCGGCAGTATAGTGTTTAATGCGCAAGACGAGGATCAAGATACTATTATTAATCATTTCGGCGGAGAATATTCTAGTAGTTTTACAGAAAATGGATTGATTACCAATGCAGCAATTACTGCATCTGGATTTCAAGGAACAGCATCATTTGCCACAACGGCATCATTTGCAACAACGGCATCATTTGCAACAACGGCATCTTATGCATTGAATGCAACAGCCGGCAGTACATCAGGACTACAATCTTTACAATTTACACATGATGCATGGGTAACTGCATCCACAACTCCAGTTTATTATGGAAATTATCCTGCCGCTCCAACTACTTCAGGTAGGGTAGGAGTCATTAGTCCATATACTGGAACATTGGTTAGTGCCAGTATATCCGGTCACATGGGTAATCCCGGTGGGGCAGCTAAGTTGTCGCTTTGGGTAGTAAATGACGCGCACGGTGCCGGAGAAGTGAGCATGTCTCTAAAAACTGGAGATGATGACAAAATTGATTCTAGTCAGTATTTTAGTGGATTTACATATACACTCAATCCTGCGGCTTTGGTTCAATTTACAGCATCTTTTGGTGATTCGCTATCAATTAAACTGGAATCTGATAGTACTGTAAATGGATTAAATGCTTATACTACAGTAACGCTGTTATTTAGACCATAATATATTTATATAAAAGGAAAATTATGAAACTAACAAAAGAACAAGTATTAGGGATTATTCGACACACATTAACATTCGTAGGGGGTATTTTAATTGCTAAAGGATTGATTGATGACACGACTGTTACTGAAATCATCGGAGGTGTATGCACACTTACTGGAGCAATTTGGTCTGTTATTAACAAGGGATAATCATGAGTCGATTGAGTGAGTGTAGTTGTGGAAATTGCAGAAAGTGCATGGATACACAATCATATGAAGGTAGCATGGCAAAACATGATGCTATGGAATGTGCTGATGATGCCCGCGATGTAGCAGACATGATACAAGAAACAGACAACTTACCAGAATGGTTAGAAGCTAAAATCACATTAGCAGCTGACTACATGAACAAAGTCAAAGACTATCTTACCCATTAT